AGTATATTCCCCGACATCGTGCCTCCTGCTAGTGGCAGGTATTGATTGAATTTGGCAATGAGATCAAGCTGATTGTTGATGTCGCCCAAAATCAATCCCCATTGACTTGCTGCAATAGTGGTGTTACCTAATGTTTGATAGAACCCAAACACATCTATTAATGGCACTTCGTTCAGTCTGGCGTTGTCCACTAACAAAGTCAACAACGTCAAACGGAGGTCTTCAGTTTGGTTAAGATCGTTTGCCCCTACAATTAGCTGTTGAAACCAATTTACATCATCGCTTTGTACCTGTGCATTTTTGGATGCCTCAAGTAAAATACGAGCCTCCTTTGCCAATTCAGCAAATCTAAGCTGAATCTTAGCGTTGTATTCTATAAGGTCGTCAAGATAGTTCATATCAGCAAGGACACGCTTCAGCGCAGTTTAATGCCAGAAAATCAAGTTCAGCTTTTGCTTCTGTGTAATAGTCATTGCCTGTAACAGACCCAATCGGATATTGTTCGGCAAGTAAAAGGTTTGATGTGATGCCCTGAATAAACATATTCTTTATTTGAACAGACGTTGTGTCACATTCCTTGCATCCACCCGCAACCCATTCATCAATCAATTCCCGACGTGCGTTGTTATAGCAATTCACCCCAGAAACATTAGCCCAAAAAGCTTTCTGTCCTATCTGAACAAAATCAACACTGCCATCATCCGAAAAAAATGTTGTTATATATCCCCAAGGGTCTACCGTCGCATACGCATTTGATAATATTGTAGCCCACGAATCGCCAGAAACGGAATTTACCATGAAAACAAATTGGTAGATGTTGTCTGGTAATGGGTCTCCGTTTATGTCATTTAATCCAAATGTATGCGGTGGCGAAATAGCGACAGATGGGATAATTTCGTTGTTTGGGTCAAATGGCAATGCCTGATACATCAAAAACTTATTCACCTGACTTTCTTCTGGTCTGGTAGAAGTTCCTGTTCCGGCAGGAGCATACCCCCCGGGATTAAGTGTTGGATCGCTTGGGTCGAAAGTCCCTGTTGCATCATCAATCAGCACCGAACTCCCGTCCTCCGCCAATGTGGCACTAAGCTTCAATATCAAATCTGAATACAACGCCATTTTACCGATAGAGATTAGGTGAGTGATTCAATAGGTAGGTGGCACGAACAATGTTGTTCACCGAAAGACAATAGTTAATTTCCTGAACTAAAAGCCACATCAAAAAACTTTGCTCATCAGGACCCCTGCTGGTTGCCAATCCTCTTTGGGCCGCCATTTTGTAAGCCCCTTCAAGAAGTTGTTCTACTGTTGCTGCCATAGATGCAAATGTATAAAAAAAGCCCCCATATTGGAGGCTCTTTTTTTCTGTGAAACAATACTCAGATTAAGACTCTGGCAATAGATTGCTAGGAGTCTGTTGTTTTGAAGGACGAATAGCACTCGCTTTTGCAAGTCCCACCGCTTCTTGGAGCCTAAGATCAGCCTCTTCAATTTTTTTGTTGAACAGAATAAACATATCATTATTCCCTGCTGAAATCAGGAAGCGATAAATTGTCTGCACTTTTTCTTCAAAATCATCATTTTTAGTTGCAGAAACTAATGCCTTACCATTTTCGCCATCAAAGGCAATCTTGGAATCAGAAGGACGGTAGACCAAAATATTTTCTTTTAATGCCCGACGAATCTTGCGCTTCAATACCGCTACATCTGGGCGTGAAAAAGCAAACTTTACATCTGACGAGTTTGTTTCGGCAAGTTTCATCAACCATTGACGAGCGTCCTTAAACAACCCTGTTCCACCATACCCAAGGTCTTTGGCAATGTTAATCACCGCCTCCTCATCTGATGAAGCCTCCTTAATCATGTTCTTCACATCGAGAACTGTCATTTCTTTTGAATCAGCCTCTTCAATTGACTTCACAAAATCAATGATCTGAAACTTGTAATTCAAAAAATTCTCATCGCTCAATGTCGTTTTGCAATTGCCGCAAACATGAAGGAAGAAGTACAGTTGCTTGTGAACCGGATTGTCAGGGAAAATCACTTTCACGTTTTCTTCCGGCTTGATGTCCAGACAAAACAATGAATTGCCCTCAAACACGGCAATCGGCATACTACCACCAGTGGAAGCATCGTAATATTCCCCACGCATCTTTTCAAAAATACGACCATGACGACGCTCTTTGTTGGTATCAATAATCGGGCTGTCGTCGTTTGGATTTCGTGTTTGACTTACCAATTGTAATGAAGACCGACTTTCGTGCAATCCAATAGTGATAGGCTTGGTAAATTCAGGGATGCCTTTGTAGGCGCTAGAGGGGATGTCATTAAACGTAATCCCATTAACTATTTTCTTTTGAAGCATAAAATATAAGAAATTGTTTCGTTACAAAGGTAACAAAAAAGGAGCCACATTTCTGCAACCCCCTTTTTGTCGTATTATCGTTGATTAATAAATCACAGACAATACTTTGTTTACAGCCTTGGCACGGAACGCAAAGTCAGTAGCGTACACCATTTTGTGTTCCCATGCGTTGTTAATCGCAGGAGTCTGGTATGCCGATGCCACTTTGAGTCTGTTGCCCGGGTTACGGATATCCTCCTCCTGACCGAAGCAAAGGATTTCGAAATCAAGCGGCTGAACGCTGATTTGTCCATACGTGCCTAAGTCTGGATTGAATACTCCTGCACCAGTTCCCTGAGTTGGGATAACAACACCCGTGTTGGAATAGTATCCAGTGGATGCCTGTCCCATGTCCGTGATGTACGGGTGAGTAGCTTCTGGCAACGCATACAAGTTGAATGACTTGTTTGTTGCAGAAGTCCAAGAGGCAGATGGGAAGTTGATGTGACGATCTTTCGTACCCAAATCAGTATTGAAACGAACAAAGTTTGCTCCAAGAGATGTCAGATATGTTTGAACAGCAATCCCCAAGTTACGAGCCGTGTGGAAATCAACTTGTGATCCCATTTGGTTTGCATCCATGTAAAGACCAATGTTTGCTTCATCAGCAGCATCAAATGTACCACCGTAAGAAACAGACCCACCATAGTTCAATCCGATGGTGTGAAGTCCCATTGTTTCAGGATTGGCATTGGCAGAACCGAAGCCAGTACCTTTACCGTAGATGGTAGCGATACCTTTCTTAATCTCCATTCTCATCATGGTGTCAAGCATTTCCTGACGAAGTGGATACTCAGAACCACTCACCAAGATTCTCCATGCAGAACCAATAAATTCGTTTGTCATGAACGGAGTAGCCTCAGAAATCTTCTGAAAAACAAGGTCATACCGATCAAACAATTGAAAGTATCCGTCTCCAAAGGCATCACCCTCAGCTTCGGAAGAACCAAAGAAAGAGATAACGGTTCCAATTGGATAAGCAGCAGCAAAAGCAGCAGCAGATGTTCCGTTCTGTGGCGTTACAGTGATGGTGGTGGTGGTGGTAGCCGAAGACTTTGCTGTAATACGACCACGAATAGGTGTAGAGGCAGCAGCCACGATTTCCTTCACATTACCAACAGATGTAGGATCAGGCGTAACACCTGTTACCGAAGCGGCAGTGTAAGTGATAGCTACGGTAGTAGCGCCAGCAGTAACAGTGGCAACAGTAGCCGTGTTAAAGATGGAACGCTTCTGGAAGTGCGATTGTTTCTTGGTGTTCACCAATTTCTCAGCACCATTGATTTTCAACTTGGCAAACATCCCCTGAAGGAAAGTTTCATCGTTGAAGTTATATCCCAATTCACGGACAATATCCCTTTGTGCTAGGATTTCGTCCGGTGTAAAGCTGGTCGATTGAAGCTGATCTGCTCCAACCGGCGTTTGACCTAAAGTTCTTACCATTTCTTTGTTTTGTTTTTAATGATTTTACATGATACCCATTTGCTTTTTTGCTTCCTGAGAACCAGCTACCATTCGAAGACGGTCGGCAACAGAATTGCCTTCTTGTCGCCGTTGCTCTTGTGGCATTGGCTTAGTCCCTGTTTTGATAGCAAATTCTTCTGCCGAAGCGCCAGAGCCTATTGCTTTGCCTTGTTCAAAGGCAGCTTTAATGATGTCATTAAAGTGTGACAGGATAAACTCATCGCTCGTGTGCCTTTCAAAGTCGTACTCATCCTCACCATCAGGACCATTGTCCTTTACGTATCTGGATTCGTATCCTGAAAAAGGGTCTTTTGCGAGGGCTTCGCCCATCATCCGAAAGTTAGGAACCCTTTCTGCATCGAATTTAAATACAGCGCCATCCCCTAAGTCAATCTCAACCCCCTTGAACTTATCAAGTGATTGTAGACGATTACCAAGAATAGCTTGCAATTCTTCAGCAGACAGAACGTCTTCCTGATCCTCTTCCTCCGGCATGAGTCTGGACAGATAGCCGTCTTGTTTCTCCTTGAGAAAAGCCAGCGCATCTTTGTCCTCACCCATGAAATCTTTCAAGTCAGCCCCTTCAAGACCAAACCCCTCCTCATCCTCAATAAGAGTGGGATATCGGTTTAATAAGTCTCTGCGGAACCGCTCTCTTATTTCGTTCCCATCATATCCACGCTTGGCAATCATTTCAGCATTTTCGTGCTTCCACTTTTGTTCCATTCGGTCGATGGGTGAATAATCATTTTCGTAATCTCTTGCTGACTCCAAAGCATAGTCCCGAAGGTCTTTCTTGGAAGCAAAGAGTTGTGCCACCTCAATTGCCCGTGGGCTTTGATCCCGAAGTTCAAGTAAGCGTAAAGCAGCATCAAGGTCTTCTGGCCCCTTTAGTCTTCCTGCAACAAGTTTTATAAGCTGCTCCTCCATAGATGGTGGTGCTGCTTGCTCGGCAGGAGGTTGTCCCATAGCGGCAGGGTCTTGCTCCATAGCGGCAGGGTCTTGTCCCTCAGCCATTGCAGGAGCCTGTTCCATTTGTTGCCCTTGCATTTGCGCTGCGGCGGCTTGTGCGTCCGCTTGTGCTTGAAGTTCTTCAGGTGTTGGCATAAATATTTATTAATTTTCAATAACCTCACTTTTTATTATGAGGGCATTGTGTTTGTCTGGGCAAATATCTTTTCTTTTTCTGCGTTTTGCAAATCTACCTTAGTAGCCAATTCTTTATACTTAAATTCCAACTCCTTTTGAAACTCATCATTTGCTTGTTTGATTTCAAGCATTAACTCTTCCAAATTGGATTTGTCAGATTGTTGTTGCTTCATCATTTCCGCCTCAGCTTTGGCTTGTATCTCCGCTATTTTGCCTTGAGTTGCAACTTGAGCCGAAGCTTGTTGAACTTGTGAATTAGCTTCCATATCAGCCGCCTTAGAAGCCATTGCTCGTTTTCTATTAATATTATCCAGATAGATGAAGTGATTCTGAGCGTCTTGAATCACTGGATTTGTAGTAATATAAATAAGATCAGCATACGACAACCATCCTTGCCCTTGAGCATAGGCGGCATCGGCACTGGCGTACAACCTTTGCCATTCGAGTTCGGATGGTTTTAGCTTGGTTGTGGTATTGAAGATGTAATTACGGAAGTTGGCTTCGTTTATTTCGTAGTCGTCATGTCCATGGCACCCTGACTTGCCGGTATATTGGAATATCAGGCAAAGTTGTTTCATGGTTCTTTCATAGATGGACTGGCGGGCTTTTGAATATATTCGAAGGCCAGATGCCACACTTGAAAGAGCAGTGTCTGCCACCTTTGCTCCAGTACGTTCTTGTACAATTCCGTCGGTAATAGCAGGCAGCCCGCAATACTCCCGAATGATTTCCATTTGACCTCTAATCTGATCAAGGGTTTGTGCCAATTGAACTACAGTGCGATCCTCGGATGATGTAAACGGCTGACGGTTTGTTCCCCCTCTGAGGTCTGCAATCTTTTCAGACTCATAGAACAAGTCCCCGTTCTTCATGTAGCGGGTTAGAATCTTTCGCACTACATCAACTGACCTTACCCCTTCTGATGATTGTATGTCAGAAAGCATGGTGAGGTCAATGGCTGTGATCCCGGGCTTAATGTTATTGATTAGGTTGTTGTATTGATCGGTAAGCCGCTGCAACGTATCAATGTGTGGCATTATCCTGTCCATCCACGTCACCGAAACTCCTTCCGTCTGCATTGGCCGGTGCATAATAACCCCTAGCCTTGTCTTGAGTGGATTGACAATATTCAAATCCCTCGGATCAACAGGCATCGTGTCTCTTGGCTGTGGCACCACCATGCCGTAATTGAACATTACATCAGCATTCACAACGTATTTACCAGTGAAGGAGAATTCCCATTGCTTGCTTTCGTAAATGGACTTGCCAGACTTGCCCACTTGAAAGTTCATGGAAGACCCGTAGAATCGGAAGTCCCCACGGAAAGACCGGATGAATTCAAAATCCAATACCAGAACGAATTTCTCATTCTCAATGGCGGCCTGTCCTTGTGTTCCTACAAAGTTTTGAAACCCGATGCGACGAATGGATTCATATGTCCGTGCTACGGATTCAATCTTCTGCCACTCATCCGGTTCAAGCTGACTCATTATGTTTGACTTGAGCCATACAAGAGAATATGGCACCACCTCTGCATAAGAAGTGATGTCGGTGCAGTCATCCTTGTTTGAAAAGGAAGTGTTGGTATAACGTGGATTGATTTTGCGTATCACCATTTCAGGACCTGATGTATCCACACGAATACCACCAACCCCGTTACAAAGAATGTAGAAGGTTACTTCATCCATCATTGTATTGAAGTTGTAATGGTCGTGCGTTTGCATCAGGGCCTTCACCATATTGGCTTCGTCCTGTAATGCTTGATTGCCATTTACAAGCGAATCAATGAACTGTGGCTTGTCGGGGATTTCTTCCGGTGAGAGTTGTAGTTCCTGAGAGAGAGCGGCAATGTCAAGTCCCACTTGCTTTGCAATAATAGCAAACTCAAGTTTTTGCTTGTATTCTTTTCTGAAATCACGAGCGGCAACATCTATGCGACTTACTTGTGGTTCAAATTGATCCTTTCCCAAAAGCCCGATGGCTGTGGTGAGCATCTTATTTGCAAACTGTACGTTTCGGCTATCACCATAATAAATCAGCTTCTTGTCGTTAGGGGCAACGTCAGGGGCTAGATTGTATGACATAGGGCTTTGTGTACCAAAAGCATAGTTAATTTGCGTTTCCATAACGGGTAAGTTCCATTGGGATGAAGACCCACTTATCTTACCCGAAATGGGCTTCCACATCTTTTGCGCTTCTTCAATGAGAAGGGCTTTAAGTTTTTCTTTTGGTAGTCCGTACATTATTATGCCCCAGCTAAAAATATCCCTCTGGCAACTCCTGATCCGGCTTTCAAGTAATTTTCATTTCTTGAATTAATGGCATCGGTAATTAATGCTTCCCGTGTTTTTCGGTTTTCATCATCATACTGCGCCCGTATCTTTCTAAACTCATTAAGCCTGTTCTTGCGTTCTTGTTGTGAGGCAAGCCCCTGAGAAGCTAGATTATTATAAGCCCTGTTACGCATCCCTTGCACCCGTGTAGCACCAGCAATCACCGCTTCCGGCGTTGAAGCACCGGCTATTATTTGATTGGTCGCAAGGTTAGCGTTGGCTTCATTCTGTCCGGCTTGTTGTGCGTAGTTAGCTACTTTAGCAGAACCGGCTGCTAATTGTGCTTCACCCATCCCTTGTTTAAGGGACTCTGGCATTAAGTCTGGAATACCAAACTTCCTGAGTTTATTTAATCGTTGTTGCGCTTGAATACCTCCGACAATACCACCTATCACTTGCGGTGCAGCGCCAATCCCACCTGTCAGTGCTGCCCCTAATTTCTCTTCTTTTGCTGTGGCAAGAGCGGCTTTTGCGGCTTCTGTACCTTCTGGAGTTGTGGCAGCTTTAAGAGCGGTATTTGCTTCCCTTATCCGTGTAGAATATCGTTTTCGTGGAGGAGTTGGGATACCTCCAATGCCGTATCCGCCACCACCGCCATAGGACAGCCCAGATATTAAATCCGAATCAATCGTTACGGGTTGTCCTTGGACCATTATAGTTATTGGCTGTCCCATTATTTTAAGTTTGTTTGTGCGATGATGAATGAGGTCTCAATACTAACAATTTGTTTTGGATTTGAGTCTTCGTCTTGCAAAGATATGAATTGAACGACATCTTCCATACGTTGACCACTTATTAATCCGCCAACGGAATTTTCATCCCTTTTTACACTTCCGTCCCAAACCCCATTTGTATCCTGAAAATCCACCAACCTGATTGTAGATTGCTGTCCTTTTAAATTTGTAATCACCGCTTTCCATCCAGCAGACCCGCTATATTTTACGGAAAATAATTCCTTGTTGAGTTCCGGCTGCACATTCACAACACATTGAACCATTGCGGTATAGTCTTGCCCATGAATTTGAGTGCCAGTGTTGAATTCATACAACTCCCCATTTAACATAGAGAACAACTGACTTGTATTCTGATTGTCCGTTAGCCAAGCAAAGAGTTCATTGTCCAGATTATAAGACCTGCGCCCTTGAAAGAAATCAGATTCAAAGTTATAAGCAATGCCTTCAATGTTGTCTTTCACCAATACTTCCTTAAAGAATGGGTCGTATCCAATGATACTATTCTCCCCTAAATCAAGGGCGTGGCTTTTGAAATATTTCTGGTCGCTCACCGGATCAAGTCCGTTGTTTGATAGCTGAACCAAAATATTCTTTACCACATCAAATCCGAAAGCAATACCCTTGTTTGTCATCACCGCTTGCGTCTTTTTCCCAATGCCATAATCGCCCTTCAGGACGTTGTGCGACCCGAATACATTAGTAGACAAACTCATTACGCTATCCCCGTCAGTACCGGTTTGCTGCGTCCTGCCAAGGTATATCATTTCCACCCCGCTCTTGCACCAGACGTAGATGTTGTTTCCCGAATTGTTTGTAACAGCAAGCAGCACCATCTTAACAATAGACCCTAGTTGAGACTGCGTGTTGGTTTGGTTGAGCGGATCAAAGGTGAAGATGTTATTAATCTTCGTGCCAGTGAGGTATTGCTCCGAATGCCGGATGGAAGAAGAAAGAACTTGCTCCTGCGGTTCAGGGTCAAGTACCACAACGTTTCCAATATCAGACGCCCACGTTTCCTGAAAGATTCCATTCAAGTTCATGGAAGACCAAAAGCCTTGCCAGTTTGGGAATGGCCTTGCAAAATAAGGCGGCCTTGAAAGAACTTGATCTATTAAAGTTTGTGTTAAATACCCATAATTCCTCTTATCACCACATATATAAGCATCCCCATAATATGTTCTGGCAGCCCCTGCCTCAAATTGGCTTCGTGTCCATGTAACCACTGGGACTACGTTATATTGATTGGTAGGTGTTGTTTGTTTTGAGTAAAGAACAATATCCCAAACTTGTTGATAATAAGCCTCTCCTCCTGTTATTACGTTTTTAAGACGAAATGGTAATATTACGTCTCCTTCAATGACTCCAAACCGGAGGGCATCGCCAACAATTGCAAAAACACTTCCTGATGGTGGCGTAGATGTCACAACTTCTGAAAAAGGAACTTTACATATAAGAGTACTGCCAATTTGATCGGTTACTTCATATGTTTTTGCATTAGGTAGCACAACAGGGATTAACGTCGGGAAATCAATACCGGGCCTTATTATGTTTGCTGAGTTAAATAATTGTCCTTTTATCTCAATGTAATAATTCTGTTCTGTTGAAAAATTAATTGGCTCTCCGCTGTTAAAAGTAAATCCAACGCCATAATATGAATAATTTTTATTGTCAAGAACTACATTTTCTCTATCTGCTGATAAATAATATACAAACCCGCCTTCTCCTTTAAAAATTATAAACGGCCTAACCAATGTTCGCAAATAGCTTACTGCTGATTGTTGTGTTTTAGCAATCAACTTCACCGTTTCAATTCGTGAGTCAATTGATGCTACTGGCGGGGTGATTATAACCCGTGCTTGATTCTCAAGATCAACCCGTGAATAAGCAACGGATTGAGAGAAGGGGGCATTATCATAAAGATAATCTACCACTTGATTCCATGGTAATTTATTTAAGTCTACCGAAGCAACTCCTGTATCCAGAATATCCTTCAAATCAAGCAAATAATAGCTACTAGGGTCGGGAGTAATAGTGAACGCCCCTAAGTCTGTACTACCCAATGCCCTGCCCAAATCATCATAAAATTCCAAGGCAAAAGCTTGTCTGTTCCTGAATGGAGCAAAAGTCCGATACTTCCTATCTGCAAGCGACACTGCATTATCATATAACACCGAAACAGATGCTGATGGAAGAGTTATGTCAACTCCGCTAGTAAGCCCTGCCAGTACCAATCGGCTATCAGCAAACAATAAGTCCTCTGCCCGACGTGGTACTCCGTCAGCCCCTAACAAGGCCGCAATCGAAGGCGTTCCAATGGCATTTAAGTCTGCTAGGTCGCCAAGCAAAAGCCCCACAGTAGGACTACCTAATCCTGCCGGTGTTATCCATTCGGTGGTAAGGTTTTTAATACGTCTGAAATAATTCCAGTCACCGGTATTGCCTCTTCGAAAATACCAACGAGTTGCCACAATGTAGGTGTTTGGAGCGCCTCCGATAACGGTCATATATCTAATAAACTCCAATATTGGGATAAGCAAATACACCCCGTTATTCCACACCACTTCAGTGGGGTCGGAAAGCCTGCTCTCAATGTTGTTAATGTATTCGTAGTTGTAGGCAAATTGATACCCCTCATCTTCCACATCTGCCACAGGCTTTGGCTGTGTTTCTGCCACATACCCAACAACAGATGGATTAGAAAGGGATGTAGCCGGTACAGGATTTGGGAATACTCTTAGTTTTGTTGCCGGTGGCCGGTGCAACTGGAATATCTCCCAATTGTCAATTGGTAGCTGATACCTTGGATCAACCGGTGAAGGGAGGAATGTATTTATCCCACGTTCAACATTCACTTGCCTAGGCTCCTCAATGTCGCTTGATGTCCATACCAGATACCCTGCATTGTAGTCCATGGAAAGGAGTGTGCTTGAACTAAACTCTAAATCCATTCTCAGTACAATCCGAAATCCTCCGCTTGCCGAATACTCATATATCGTATCGTTTGCATCCACGCTATTCCAATTGGCAAAATACAAACGCTTGTTCACCCTGTCAGCACACCACCCTACGGCCTTGTTTGTGCCAGTGATGGGTAGCAATGGATTTGTGATAATGGCGTTTCCAGCTATCCGGTAGACACCGCTTCCGCCCAACGGGTTGGAGACTCCCACCCGCATATTCAAAGCGTCAATCAGTTCTGATACCTCAACACGCTTTGGGTCCTTATCAGGAACGACATTAACCGGATTGTATTGTTGCTTAATCATTTAGCTTGGAATAAAAGTATTCTTTCAAATAATCTGTGTTGTCGCCCTTTGGCTTAATCTGGTTTAGCAACCGTAGTTGCTTGCGCTGACGGGCCTCTTGTGCCTTGTATTTAATCAATAGATTGGATAATGCATCTGGTCTTCCGGCGTAGAACTTCTTCACCGTCGTTTCACTCCCGTCTGCCAGATAGATAGTGGCATCCTTTTCTTTGCCTTGTGCCACTTCAAGAATGGCATATTCATTTTTGTTTGGAATGCCTTTATTGTTTTTGTCTGTCATAATAGATTCAGCAATCACATATGTCTCACCAGATTTTGCCAATTCTTTTTTAGCCTTTTCTATGTCACCAATTTCAAGGTAGTTAAGAAGTTTTTTGCGGGCTATCTTTTCATCTGCACTGCCCGGGGAGAAATCTTCGGCAATTTCCTTTTTTTCTTTTTTCTCAAACAAATCTTTTGCCTTCTCTTCTTTCCTTTCACCCGCAAATTGACGACTCAATAGATATGCCGGTGCCGGAAGCCTAGCTAGTTTAAGGGCTAAAATCTCAGCCTCTTGTGCTAACCTGCCAGTAGGATCATCGGACTTTGCCGACATCACAAGCGGCTTGATAAATGCGTCTGAAATAATGCCTGCCTGACCGACAGTACCATCAGAATAGAATGGGTTGTTATCTTTCTTTACCGACTCTTTTAGCATCTCAGGCAACTCCCCTTCCTTTTCCATTTTTCGGCCTTGCGCTTGGTATGCCTCAAATAGTCCTGCAACTCCATTATTGATTGCCTCTTGAACAATAATGTTCTGCGTTCCGCCTACATAGTTGAATGTTTCCTGAAGCGTTGATGAAATCAGTTTCTTAGTTCGATTCGCCTCCTCGTATTCTCGAAGCATCTTGCGCTTCCGCTCCTTTTCTTCCTCATCGTCGCCAGAGGTCTCTTCCTTAATTTTTTCAAAGAGAGAGTCTATTGCTCCATTGGCATAACTTCTTGCCACTTGAAACAAAATGCCAGCCATTACTACACCACCTAGATTTTGTAACGCTTCCATCTTTGCTTTTGTAGGCACAGATTGGTCGCCAATCTTAGCAACATTATCGTAAGCTGACATTACCATCTGGTGGGTAAAGTTGGTCAGGAAGTAAAGAAGTGGGGTGTCCTTCTGGCGCTGTGAAAACAAAATGCGGGTGTTCTCATTATTGGACTTCCCTTGCATCTGCTCTCCTGCCGACATAGCTTCACCATCCCACCCTTTTGAATCTTCTTTAATCAAATCAAATTGTGCGGCATTTTTTATTTTACCGTTCTGTATTTGATTCTGAATATATCCAGCAAGCGTTGCAATAATAGAAACTTGCTTGTCAGTCCATTCAAGACCCTTTCCTCCAGAAATCTTGTCAAGGATGTTTGAAAACTTCTCATAAGCTTGTTCTACCGAATTTTTATCTTCTGCAAACTGGCTAGATATTTCAAGCATTTCTGGGATAGAAAGTCGAATACCTAACGTACCACTATTAACAAAAGATTCAAGAGCGGTTCTTAGCGGGCTTCCCTTTGGGGCTAGCATTGCTTTGATTGCAATTCCGGTTGCTGCTGCTGTTGATTGTGGCGCCATAGCCGCCGTGTTAGCGAGAGCCGTTAGCTGCTTGGGGAATTGGGTGATGTTTTTAATCAATCCACCAGTTACCGCACTCATTACATGGTTCTTAAATTTATGGAATCTGGTTCTGTCATCCAAATTGTATTTACCATGATTCTTTGTATCCAGAATGTATTGAATCAATGTGCCTTTCAGCGTGTTGAAACCTCTACCATAAGCAAGACGAGCCAATCCTTTGCTACTATTATACATGGCCTGCATCTGGTGGTATTCCTTTGCAGCCATGGCAATCATCATGGTTTCTCTAAGTCCATTGAAAAGGTTTACCTTTCCATCGGGTTGGTAGTAGCCATTCTTGCCAACAAGATTGGTGCGTCCCTTCTGTCTGCCAAAGAGATTGCCACCTACCTTTCCAGATGAATTGTAAAGAGAGAAGTCTTCAAGCTTGTCAGGAATCGTTTGTTCGTCTGACTGTGCTTGCGTTTTAACGACATTACGAGGCCAGTAGTTTTGCACCATACCAACTTCTTGGTTGCCGTACAATGACATATTCTTGATTGCCCTTGCCCCATATTTATCCAATATTTTTCGGGCTTCATCATACCATTTTTTCTCTCCTTCAGACAATTTCAAATCTTCCAGCTTTGAGTCAGCGGTAAGCCCCAACGATTCCACTGCTTTTTTCAGGGATTCGTATTCAAGCTTTTGCGCCTTGGCTGATTCGGTTTTGTCATTGCGGCTTTTATTCTCTGCTATCTGATTGGCAAGCTTCTCTAAGTCGGAAAGCTTCTGTTCTTTTAGTGCATCAAATAATTCAGGGTTCCCTTCTGCTTCATTCAAGAATCCGAACAGATCAATCCGATTAAAATTATCCTGCTTTAACCCCTGCTTCTTTGCTTCTTGAAGTAACAAGCCTTCTTCTACTACATACGCCGAATACACCTTGCTAGAAGCCGTAAGCCATGGCTGAATAATAGTGTTGCGAAGTTTTGCTACATTCTTTGAAAGGTTAACGTACTTGTTCAATAAGTTGGTGAGCGACCGTTTTTTGACAGCCTTTGTGTCTACTTGTTTGTTGAAAACAATGTTCTGCTTCACCAGATTGTCCACGGCATTATACACTTCAGCCTTGGCTGCAATGTCTCCCACGGCAAACAATTCACCCGTATCCTCAAAATTGGATATTGCATTCTCCAACAACACAAGGTCGTTTTCGGAAAGCAATGACAGGTTTTGTTTTTTAAGCGTTTCTAGTACACGTCGTGTTTCCTTGTCGGTATCTTCTGGTATTTCCAATGCCGCAATACGGGCATTCATATCAGTCTTTTGTTTTGGAGTAGGCTTCTTTGAATCAACGAATTCCTCAAAGGTGGTAACGCCATCTGGCAGTTCTCCTTCATTTTTGGCTTTTTCGTATTCTTCTTTCAGATTCCTCTCCCGTCCAACCCGCATCTTTTCTGATCGCTCGTTGGTGATTTGATCTTGCACTTGCTTTTGTGCTTTGATGAACTCCATGAGTTGAGTTCGGTTCTTTAAGGACTTACCCACTATTTGCGTTCCCCAATTAATAAAGGACTGCAAAGCGTCGGGGTCCATGTGGTTAATTGAAAGCGATGCAAAGGCTTTGAATAAAGACTGATCATTTGCCGGAGTTCGATCCGACTGAGACATTGACTTTACTCGTCCTTTCAATTTTGCAGCGGCTCGTTCGTTCAAGACGTAGTTGGCATCGTCAATTACTTTATTGACGTAATCCATAAAGGCTTGCTTGCCTTCAGGTGAAAAGTCTCGCTGCTTGGCAAATTTTTCCAGTATGCCATTTATCTGTCGAGGATTAAGTTCTGCTTTTAGCCCCTCCAGTAAAGCCTTCATGGTTTTAGCTGCGGCAAGCTTTCCTTCCTTGATGCCCATTTCTTGGCCTTGCTCCACACCCACTTCCTTGCCTGTAATAAAACCTGACTTCTGCCCCTCTGTTGCTCCTTTCTGGAATCCTTGTTGTTTACCATATCCAAGGCCAATAGCATAAGCTTCATCAATGGCATTTTGAACGGCTTTTTTTACAGAAACATTCTTAACACCTGTGGCTTTGTTAATGTCACTCTGAATTGTTCCCTTTTCGTAATTATACACTGCCTTGGCAGCGTCAGCCATTTCTTCACTGCTGTATTTGTTACCAGCATTTATTTGCTTTTGAGCAGCATACATAGCTTGCCCTCTGGTAATAATTTTTCCTGCTGCCCGTGCTGCTTTTAGAATGCCACTATACGCATCCAATAGTGCTTGTCCGGTTGCTGATAATAGGAATGGATCGGAATAGGTTTTGTTTCTAAGCTTCTTTCTAAGGTTGTCCACCGCATCAATATGAGCATCCAACGCAGAACCACCTAATGGAATATTTAAACTACTGCCAACTGCTTTGTTTGGGTTGTACCCTTGGTAGTCAGCAAAGTTCGTCGTGCCACCTTTTGCCTGCGGTTTAGCAGAGAAACTTCCTGCGTCCATCACCCCAATCTTTATTTTAGACAATGGGATGTTATACTTTTTAGCAACATCATCTACGTCTGAATGAAGCATATCAATACTTCCAGACATCTCCCTCACCATCAATCCCTTGTCGGTTTCTGCCAAAATGTAGTAAGCCCCACCAGAAAAACGATTGTAGTTTTGTTTTGTAGGAGCAAATAAAAATGATGAAACTGGTTTACCAGATTTATCCGTAAGCGAGAACACACTTGACTTAAACCCGGGCGCTTTTGCTTTTGCGTCCCAGTTAATATTGTCGGCTCCTATCTGTACGATTTGAGTCATTACAATATCGTCTTCTGTTATTTCATTTAGCTTTTTAAAAGTAAGACCAACCGTATCCTTATTTATTCGCTGAAAAGTAGGGATGTAATTGTCCGGATTAAACTTTGCAATTTCTTGTAGCTTTTCTATTTTTAATTGTGCAAGCGTTTCGTCATTTGTTAATGTGGTAAGGTCTCCATTGGATATCATAAAATGCCCAACTCCCTCAACATTAGAAACTCCCGATTTTCCATACGATGGCATATTGGCAACATTTGGGCCTGCCACATAAGTAAGCATACCATTTGCGGCATCCCTGACATACATCCAAAGTTTTGATTGACCTGTTGGGTCTCTATTGTCAACTACTGAACCCCTTATTTTAAAGTCAACTCCATCCTTTACAGGGACGGTTTCTTGAGTTTGTTTTGTTATGGTTTTTGTATCAACCTTTCCTTCGTTTACATCAATATCAAGTAACCCCATTTTTGTGAGGCCCCGATTAACCATCTGAGACATTCCAGAAAGAGAAAGCGTATTCACTGCCAACCCTCCATCTGATTCTGCAACTAGCTTTGACCCAACCCCAAATACTGACCCACCAGCAGTGATGGCTATTATCGCCGACTTTACAACTTTTTTGGATACGTTTTCAATGTATGCCTGCGCTTTTTTCGAATACTTCTTAATCCCATCAAAGCCGTTAGACAAGAAAGCTTTTACGTCAGCCTTTAGAGCCTCTGTGAATGAAACCTTTTGATCTCTTTCGTTTTCGTATTCAGACTTACCCTCTTGTGTTTCCGATGCAGCCTCTTCAATAATTTTATTCCCCGTCAATTCTTCTGCTGACAGAGGAGTTGTGTCTTCTTCTTTTTCCTTTTCTTCTTTTTTTTCTTGCTTTGCAGCTTCCTCTTTCTCCGCCTTTGCCTTTTCTTTCTCGTTGCGATAAGCGGCTTCCATACGATTATATTCTTCGATGCCGACTTGCTCTTTCAACGCTTCACGGGCCTTGCGTGCTGCTTCGCCTTTTGTATCAAATGCGGTGAAAGTGGATGGAGTTGGTTCATCGGGCGCAAACAATTCGTTGTATTGTTCGTCGGTCAAGTCCATTCCTTCCCAATACGAATCAGGAATGTCATCAAGGGAGTTGTCAACGTCTTTTGCAGCATCCTCATTGAAGTCCTCTCCGTAAATGCCTTCGGGATCATATTGGAATTTGTGCTGTTCTTCAACCATATCATTCTGATCCAATATAGCCTTCACCATCTGATTACGGCTGCTATGGTTTAGGATGATACTTTCCGCAATATCCCGAAAGTTATGCTTGTCTTCGGCCTCCTGAACGGTCATATTGTTGTCCTCCGCATACTTTTCAGCAAGCAATTCTCCTAACCTATCAGCGGTTTTTATATTGCTTTTTTTGTCAAGGAATTGAATGCGTGGCTTGCGTTCGCCCTCTATGTTTTTTCGTCCTGACTTTGAGTTTTTATCCGGTCCTCCAAAGATGGATTGCAACAAATCAGGATGATATGTCATATCCATCATGTATTGCAGACTTGAATAATACGGGTCACCAAAGAACTGAATGTTCCTTGCGGCTATGGCGTCTGGGGTCCGGCCTGCGTTTCGAACTGGCGGATTCTTTTTTCGTACAGGGCCTTCATCTTTTGTTCCACCTTTTCCTTTCCGTACTTCTGTACCAGTTGTTTGTACTTGTTCATCGCTTTCAAATTTAAGTTCTTGTGTAACTTCCTGTCCTTCGTTTAATAACGTGGTTAGTCGATTGACTTCGGCTTTTGCCTTTTCAAATCTATCTCTGAAGGGTTGTATTACTTTTTCTCGTTGTGCCGGATCAATACGTGGCATTTCAAAAAGACCCTGTTCAGATTCAACTTTTCGTTTGCCAAAAAGATCAGGAGCATCTTCTTTAGTGGTCTTATTTAGTTCCGCCTTTTTCTTGTCAAAGGCACTTTTTGCCGCAGCCAATTCATCGTTAGCTTGGGCTAAAAGGGCTTGGGTGGCATTTCGGTCAATTACCTTTGGACTCTCCTTCCCCTTAGTTTCGGAAGCGACTTGTTCCGTTTTTACTTCTGCATACTGCCCTTGATTACTATCTATCCATGCTACGTCCCTTAGTTTCACTTTTTTAGAATAAGGCGTTTTATTCCCTGCGTAAAGCGTTGCCTCCATTTTTGATGGGGTTACAAAAACACCATCTTTTATAGGGTAAGATGAATAGACAATTACTTCACCATCCTCTAATGCTTTTTTTGCATCTTTTATTGTAAAATCAGGAGTGCCAATAAAATTATCATCATCTTTAAATGCCTGCTCTGGGGATAAAATATCTTCAACATTTCTGACCCATGTGTTTTGATCATTGGGTGCTGGATTTGTTTTATTTATTATATCCAATTGCTTTTGCTTCCTGATTTTTTCATCCATTTCCGCATTACCACTAGGCTTTCCCTGCTGCGCCAACAAGTCTTGTATAGCGTTGCCCTTTCCCTTTGGAACTTCAATAGGAACTTCTGTTAATCCTAATTCCTTGGCAGCTAAAACTCTGTGTCTTCCATCTTCAAAAGATATTTTACCATTAGCATCAACATTGACAACACTTGGTTCAAAAGATACTTTTGCGTCTGTTCTTTTGCCTGTCTTGGGATTTAATGCTCTTTGATCTTTTAGGTAGTTCTTCAAAAACTCTTTAGCCTTTTCAACTCTACCTTTAATTCTGTTTTCTTCTTTTTGTATATCGTATGAAGGTTGGTCTGCTGCTTGTTTTTCTAGTAAAGCATCAATAGGAACAAATACAATTTCATTTTTTTCTGGTCGCCTCATTGTTAGTTCAACATCCCTAAGACTACCAAATCCCTCCTTTTTCTGCTGCGCCAACAAGTCGCTTATCGGCTTGTCGTACCTACCAGATACTTCATCATAAGCGGCCCTATCTGCATTGTTATTAAGCTTCTTTCTATCAACCCTGCCATCTGCTCCACGGTAATTGTCTGCATTCTTTATCTTTCTGTCAAGTTCCGCTTGCTCTTTGGCTCGGAGGTCGGCTATTTGATCGGCTAGTGAGGATGGGGTGGGAGCGGCTTGTTCTTTTAGTTTATTAAACTGAACTTTTAACGCCTGTGCCGCAGGAACTCGAATTGATGGGTCAATGTATGAGCCAATAAGTTCCATTAGGTCAGACTCCATCCTTCCCGTATTGGTGCCTCTATTTTTTACAATACCCTCTGATATGCCATTTCTATCAAACTTTTCGTTTGGATATTTTTTCTTAAACGCCAATTCAAGTTGATCTAAAAGAAATTTACCATAGTCTGATAGTTTTGTTTCGGCAGCCCCTTGCTGTGCTGGTTGGGTTGATGCAACATCCTTGTTGAATATCGGGGCAAGAATATTGCCCACAACTCTTTTTGCCTCATCTTCGCCATATCCATCATTTGTGAATACCTTAACAACGTCGGCAAGCATCTTTTCTGTATCAATGCCTCTTTTTGTTGCCTCATTCAATGCTTCTCGAATCTTCAACCCATCAGCGTACCACGTAGTAGGATTACCAAGAACACCGTCCGAAAAGTCTTTCATTAATTCCCTTTCGGTAAGCTTGTCGGCATCCAAATATCTATCAGCAACTTCTTTCGTTTCCCTAGCATCCCTCTTTTCAATAAATGCCCCATACCCATTAGGCTTGTCTTTCTCTTTTTGTAATAAAGCATCAACCGACTTGCCAACATCTGCTAATGGAACATCGAAAACGGAAGCCTTCTCCCGTTTCTCCATTTCATTTTCTAGGGCATTAAATTCCTTTTGATTGTCGGGATTGCCTTCTATTTCAGCCATGCGGCCTTCTATTTCGGCATCGGTTTGGTTGTTTACATCTACTTCAATCTCCCCTACCTGCGCTTGCCGTGTTGGTGCGTTGGATTGAAAGGCGGCTAGTTCTGCATCGTATTTGGCGTTGATTTCGTTTGAGATTCTTTGCAATACTCTTTTAGAAAAATCTCGTTTCCAATCGGATAATTCTTTAGTTGTTAAGTCGCCATCATCTTTAAGTCTATACTGCCGTAATACTTCTTTTTTTTCTTCGGGGGTTAATGGGATGTTGTCTTGAATATTTGTAAAGCCTTCGCCAAGATTTGCAGAAACTTCCTTCCCAGCAATATTCGCATTTATAATTCCTCTCCTACCTTCAAGAGCAGGAGTAATATTTTTTAACTCCTTCTCCCTTTGTACCTCTATGTCGGCTATGGAACGGGGCGTGGCGGCTCCTTCGGTTACGGGAGCCGGTGCTACCTGCGCTTGCTGAGTTTGCTCCACTTGTGGTAATGGAACGGCAGAGGATTGTTCTGTAAGAACTGGACCCGTCCCACTGCCAGTAGGTGTGGAAACCACTCCGGCATCAGTAACAACATTTTCTGATCCTGTTCGTTGGCCCACTCCCTCATCCACGACTGACTGGCTAGTTCCTGCGTTAGTGTTGTCATTGGCTTGCTGTCCATTGTTTATTACCCAACCATCACTTAAAACACCTAAAAGGCCCCACGGATTATTTGTCCCGTCTTCTATTATTTTGTTTCCGTCCCACGTCCCTGTCCGCTCTCTTTCTTGAAAAAATGTTAATTTATCTCCTACCGACAATTGCTTGGCAACTAATTCGGGGTCGTTTACTAGACTGCCTTTTCTTTGCAATCCTGTGCCGTCTGAAATCCTTTCTGTGTCTTTTAATGTAAAAGTCTTACCAACGCTTGAATTAGGTTGCTGCTTATTAGCCTCCAACTGCATCTGCACCATTGTCCGATAGTTCGGGTCTTCAATCTCTTCCAACGTCATTTCGCCATTCCTCACCGCATCAGCATCCTCTTGCACACCAGCAACCCTCTCCGGATTATTTTCCGCAAAGTTTGGGTCAGTTTGGAACGCATTCAGTTCGTCGTCGGTGACGGTGACGAAGGTGGTGTCAGATTCTGGTGTTACGACAGGGCCTTCTGGGGTTGAAGTAACTTCATTTGCCCATTGTTCTGCATCAATTGTAAATGTACCTTTTCTGGAGCTTTCTACTATTACTTCTTCCTCAATTGCTTTCCTGACTTCGTTAGGATGATTGGCCTCAATATCAGCCCATGTCACTCTTCGATTGCCATATTCAAAGGCAACTCTACTAAAAACTCTCTCTAAAGCCGCTTGTTTAATTTCCTCTTTTGTTCTTGGAGCCTCTTGTACTTCTATTACATCCCGACCAGCCCTTGATTTAGTTCTGCCAACAACCGTTACTGGCTTACCTGCCTGAAATACAACATCGCCTTCTTTTGCGTTTTCAAAAGTCACCCCTGTTTTAGCTTCTCCAGTTGTTTCGTCTACGGGGGTTTCAGTAATAACCTCTGGCGTCTCAACTACGTCCTCAAACTGAACGTCTTCTATGCCATTGGCTTCGTCAGGAGTAACGGTGTATTGATATTTGTACTTTGGCTTTCCACCGCCAAACCATGAGGCTAATCCGGTTCTGGCAAACTCTTCTTTTTTGACTCTATCCCGATATTGTTGCGGAATGTTTGCTTCGTCAAATTCCGTTATAGTAACGCTTCCGTCCGGATTGGTTCGCTTGTTATTTACCTGCTGAGTCGGAATGCCGCCTAGTTGGGATGGTGGTGGTGGTGGGATATTTGAATCATCATTGCCACGACCTGCAAAGGCACGTCCTAATCCGGCAGCACCAAAACCACCAATGGCTTCATTACCCGCTGCGCTTAAAATTCTTCCACCTTGTCCTTCAAAACTTTCTAAAATACCCTTATTGGCCATTTTGCCTTCTTGTAGAACAGATGTGACTTCTTGTAGTCCACCAGTAGCACCTTCCCCTCCAGAAGCAAAACCTAATCCCGCTCCACGACCTGCTGCTTTACTCCATGTACTTTTGCCTAGCTTCCCAATAACCCAATCCCTAACGGCAGTGTAGCCACCTTTTTTAGCAATAGAACTTGACACCATGCCAGCACCCACTCGCTCTAAAGCCGCTTGCGTCAAACCAACAACTTTTGCCATTGTCTTGCCGTCCTGACCAGACCGAATCACTTCTTCTGGTGTAATGCCTAATTCCTTTGCTCTGGCATCAACACCTGCTTTATACACTTGTGGAAGCGTCTGGAAATAGGTGGAAGTACCATAGGTTGCTATGGATGGGGCAACTTGCATTATCACACTACCAACCGTATACAAAACCGATTCTGGAACTCTTTCCCAATTACCCTCAGTTATGTTTTTGAAAGCATCAGTAGAAATATTGTTTTTCTTAATTTCTCTGTCAAATCTTTCACTGATTTGTTTTTGAGCGTCGTATAATTCTTGATTTAATTTAACTTCAACATCTTGGGCCACAGATATCGGGTCTCTACCCTTATTCTCTGGCTTAGACATTTCATTTTGAATCTGAATCATTCTATACCCCTCTCCACTTTTTAGGTAGTCTTTAATACCTTCAAGCGTTGATGACCCAATCTGAAGCCCAAGTTCGCCCATGGTTTTATCAAAATCACCACCTATACCATATTTTTGAGCAAAAGAGCGTTCATTATCTTTTTTGTTTTGTTCAAATTGCGCTCCGGTTGATCCCTCAAGAGCAACTTGCTGTTGTTCTGGGGAAAGCTTTTGGAATTCTCGCTCTGCCTCCTTGGTTGGAAATATTAATCCATCGCTTGCCGCCCCTCTAGTCTTAATGGCAGCAGCAGCCTGATTCATTGTGTCGAACGTGGCTAACGGCTTGGACTCAATAGGTGCGTTCTTTTCAAATACACCAAACTTACCAGTTTTCTCATCCTGCCTCCACGTAAGCGGATTGGCTTCTGCCATTTGCTGCCTGTCGGCAAGCACAGCATTTGCTGCTTTATTTGCTAAGAAAACTGGGGACTTTGCCGCCTGATCTATCTCCGCTTGATTCTGCCATTGCTGAAAGTTTGGCCCCTGTGGCACAGCCATCGGTGTTGTCAATTGCTGACGAGTAACGTCCGTCAAACTAGGCCCTTGCTTTGTTTTAGGCGCTTTCTCTGGTGCCATTGGCATCATCGCTTGTTGGCCCGTAACCTGAGTCAGGCTTGGCCCCTGTGATGGGCGTGCCGGTTGGAGAAACGTAGGAACCTGAACTGGTTTAGGCGGTTCTGTTCCTTCCGGCTTACCAACAACAGCAAGATCAAAGTCATTACGAGAAAGGCGTGGACGCCCTATCTTGTCGTAAGCTTTGTTCAGATCGTTGAATAAAAGGTCTCGATTGGATTTATCCGCAAGAATAACATCTTCGTTTGCATCAAAAGTACTTGATGAACGGCCAAGAGTTTTTCGAACCCGTAAAAGCATCTGCCCCACGGCTCCCTTGCCATCTGGTGGCCCCTCGATATTAATATCCTCCTGTATTTCCACGGTATTGTTGTAATGCTTTAATTGGTGTTGATTCCCACTCTTTAACAATTACGTCGTATGGCTTTGTTGAATAATCATTCCACCGACGAAGTAGTTCTGGTTTTGTTCTTGCTGTAAAGAATAGCGGTGGTACTGGGTCTCTTAGCGCTCCGCTTTGTGTTTGACCCGGGATGGTTGTATTTACCACAAACATTGGGTTGACAGAAATTGCGTTCTTGTTGGTTAGAAATGAATCCAAAGTTGGATATGTTTTACCACCATATCCAATCAACTTCACACCTCCTACTTTGTCAAATTCTTTTGCCAACTCAACCGGATCAAATGTTTCGCCTCTATTGGGATTGTATTTCAAAACAACAACATTCCCTCTTGCATCAACGGCTTTAAAATTTTGTTTTTCTCTGACAACAATCTCTGGGATTAAACTAATTTTATTATCTGTAAGCCCATTATTTTTCCCATAATCAATTGTTTCTTTAGTTGTCAAAATACGGAATTTACCAGTTTTTTTATCATACACTTTTGCAGCCCCGACAGTTAGTCTTTCGCTTGCCCCTTGTTCATTTTGTGGTAAAGTAACCGTAAGTTCAGGGACTTTATAAGATGCTCCTATGTTGCCGCCCGGGATGTCATACTGAAAATCTGTTTCTAAAGGGGGCTTCCTGTACTCCAACTTTTTCCTTGCATCTTCTGTCAATTGGGATGCAAACTTATTCACATCCTGACTTCGATCAAATCGAGTTACAAGTCCTTGCAATCCCCCCAAATTTGGCACGACAATATGAGCAAACCTATTATCATTCATTGCCTTGTCGTAAGCAGCTTGATCTATATTGCCCGCTGCAAGTTGTTTGTCTAGCCCTGTTTTTAAAGAGGTAAATGGGTTGTTTGGGTCTTTAATGGCTTCCTGCTCAAAAGATGTTATATATTCTGTTCCTCCAGTTTGAGACTGAAACAATCCATTAAATGCCCTTGTGTCAGGGATTAAGACTCCATTCGCATCTTTAGTAAACCCTAATGGAATTTGCGTCTTAATATCAAACCCTCCCCCAGTTTCGTTTTTTGAACCTTGTGCTTCAATATCTTTTCCGATAAGTTCCACCACTTTATTCCCAATATTACCGCCACGAATATTCCGGTAGTTTTGCTTGGCCTTCTGAACTACATCCTCTGCCTGTGGTTGGTCGGCAAACAAATCAACCCCGTTCTTATAAGTGGATTCTATCTCATTCTGCAACTGTCTCTGAACCTGAGCCGGATCGTAAAACTCCGTTGGCAACGCTGAAATCTGCTTACTAGCTGCATCCGATGCGGTCTTGTATTTGGTTGCGGTATTTTGCAAATTGGTCTTTAAAAGATTGGCTTCTTTAATAAGATCAGGTGTTGAAAGCGTTGGCATCTTGGCTTGCAATTCCTTCATTTTTTCGTTCTGGAATTGCTGAAACGGACCTGAATAAAGTCCTGCATCAAACCCGCCGCCTTCGATTGCTTTATTTCGTATTGTTTCTTCGAGCGCCGCCTGCGATTGTTTTTGTCTTGCAAGCTGAATTCGTCCACGTTCTGCGGCTTGCTGCTCTTGCATCCTTCTTACCCCAATGCGTTCTGCAAGGGCTAATGGTTCTGGGGCTTCCGCTATCCATGTTTTGCCCGTTCCGCCTATTCCAAATTCTGCCATGTTATTTCGTGTATCCTCTGTAAGCGTCCAAACTATCCATTACCAATTGCAAGTCAACAGGATGCATCGCACGACGCATTCTTCTTTCCTCTAATAGCCAATTGGCTTCATACGATCCATCTCTGCGTCTATCCTTGCTATACCGATACTGTAAGAAAGCAACCAAAGCATTTTGAGAAAACGGATGGATAAGTGTTTCGTCGCTTAATTGAATACAATCGGATTTGTAGTCCATGTAGAAATTAGGCCAGTCCACATTAGCATCCAACTGAATAACACCTGCTTCCCTGTTAATATAAAAAGCCCCATAGATTTCTGCCGGTCTGGCACTGCGTATCGGGCCTCTTCCAAATCCATTGTTTGCCAATCCGCTGGCATTGCTACCAATGTAATTACCACCCGCCCATGTGTCATTGTTTGACTGAGGCACCTCTGGGGCGTCCGTTATTGGGGCAATGTGATTCATTGTTTTCCGTTCGGATCGTTCAATGATTTTGTTATTCCTATCCACATAGCCTATCCGGATGAAATCCATGAAGCTAAGAGGGAGTGAAACTACTTTGTTTAATGGTACGCTATCTAGGTAAAGAGTAACAGGCTGAACGTCTATGAAAGACTTATAATGACGAAGGAACCACAAACTGTAAACAAGCAAGTTCTTACGCTCCTTTTCAGGAATGTCCATGGTAATCATTACCTCGCCTATTACACCCGATACGGGTTGAATCAGTTCAGCCATTATTGAGTATTGTTAGCGTCGTCCACATAGTCGGGCCTGCGAACCTTTGCCCCTAGTATTTTCATTACTTCCATCGTAACCAATTGCGCTAAAGAATCTGGCAATGTTGCATCGTTAGCAATGGCTAAATAGAAGTTTAAATTCGTTATCCGTGGCCTGCGTTTTTGACACCGGTCATACACTTTAAAAATATCTCCAGTCCAAACTCCATACAGGTCGCTGCCGTAATTGCGGAATGTCCCGTTTGAAGGCATATTGAGCATTTCGATTTGCTTCATAATCAAAAGCTTTTGCTCCGGATCATTATATGTCACCGCTATCATACCCCTGTCCCGTGGCAGGTTTAACGGTTTTGCTGGCATGGTGGCCTTCTTTGCGTACAATCCATCATTGGTTAGAGCCACGTTTAAAAATGGCACCGTAAAGCAATCCTGAACGCTGCTTTGGTTTTCAAGTTGATAGTTGTTGCGCCAGTCAATAGAGGCCACGTAGGCCGAACATAAGTCCACCTGATACTGCACCTCCTCTGGCGTTGGCTCTGAATCAACAGAACCACCTGTCAGCATTAGCCAGATTGATTCGGCAAGTTTTGAAATTCCTTCCATCGGTTATATGCCTTGTTGTTTTTGCATGGTGGAATACTGAATCAGCGCCGGTGTGTTGGTTTGAACACCAAAGCTTTGACAAATATAATAAAGCAAATACGGGATTGCCCTATATCCCCATTGAATTTCAACGGATGCAGTCTCGTCTATTTGAAAATTACTGTCATAAACCACCGTAGCACGGTCGGCCACCCTGATTATTTGAGCAGTGCCTACTGCCGGAACCGGATCGAATGTGGCAACAAAATTAGCTTTAACAAAAACCAAAGGGAACTGAACCGAAGGCATCCGTATTTTACTTTTGGTAAAAGTGAAAAAACGATTAGCTGTTGGCTCACGGGCTATTTCCCCGTCTGCAAACCACGCTTCTGCTTTGATTACTGTCTCTGGATTTGGTGTTTCAAAATCATCAACTACCTTGGTCAAAACAACGTCATATTCCCTGAATGGGTCAAGCAAATTGTTCACATCGCTTGTCACCTCTGAAGTTACCTTTGGGACAGGGCGACCATCTTTATAGTCTGTAACCAGACCTATAAGGAATACCTGTAACTGGTCGCTGGCACTATCAATTTGAAAACCAAGTTGTTCAGGCGTAACATACCCTTTTTGGTTGCTCCGAAGAAGGGTTTGTACCTGATTTACAAGCGACGCTAATTTTGGTGTTGCCATAGGGGCAAATGTAATAAAAAAAGCTATCTCATTTCACGTTCAACTTTTCTTATCAAATCAGCCATGCTTTCGCCGCCTGTGTATTGATCAAAACTCTCCTGCCGTGTTTTCTTCCCATAGTATTCCTGCTTCATCTTAAGGTAGGCGATCTGAAAACCGGGCAATAAACTCATTGTTAAATCTGCCTTAGTTCGCTGCTTTGGGTCAACGTCAAATACAAGTAAGTCGTCAACAGTTTCTTCAAATGGTATTCGCTCCATTTGATTGGCAATATTAAAATCCCATCCCTGATACAAAATATCTTCTCCATTTATAAAGCGTGCCAAGTTGTTAATCAAATGCTCAATATTTTCAGCGCCTACAACCAGTCCGTATCGGCCAAAGTCTGAATCGGAAATCGTATCGGTGTGCGGGTCTTTAAACTCATAAGCTTTATAAAGAAATTTCTCATACCCCCGTTTTCGGAAGTAGTCGGCAATATCCGCTACGTTACCCTCAATTGCCAGACGCATTGAAAAGAAGTGGCAAGCCATCAGAATGTCTTCATAGAACTCATCCATAATTTTTGGACGGGCTTTATACTTCAGGAATAGGCTTGGCGTCGGATAATAATCACTCCTTGTCTTCCCTCCGGCAACATATTTGGATTCCTCATTATCTATGTTAAAAAAGAAAATACCATGAGCGGCCCCTTTTGACGCCCGTTTCATATCCACTACAATTCCTTTTTTGTACGGGTCAAGGCTTATGCATCCTAAATGGTGGTTTAACGGGATGGCTGTGCCAGCATCAAATCTTACCCGATTGGCTTCGTCAGGACTGGAGAAGAAAAAACTACATTCAAATTTCCCGTTCTTGTTTGGCACCCATTTAACAATACGCTTGGTGAAGTGATCATGCCACATAAAATCTCCCTTTTGACAAAGGTTTTCGTGGAGTAAATTATTGGATTTAATATTCATCTGAGCGGCTGTTAGCTTCTCAACATGAAACATTTGAACCTCACTCTGGATTAGGAATGGATCATTAATTGAAAGTGGGAATAGCTTTTTAAGCTTGTAGTATTCAGCCCAGTTCTCAGAAGAAGCAGCGTGTTCTAGTTGTTCAACAATATGTTGATGCGCACCGATGTAACGTGAAAGCCCGGGGTATTTTTCTTTTAGAAACACTAATTGATCCGGTGTCGGATCGTAAATAATTGGCTCTCCGTAGCGGCCAATAAATCCTTCTAATCGATATGTGCATGGGGTAAAGAAGGTTCGTAGTCCAGTGGATGTAGACTGCCTCATTTCGCTCCACGTATGTTGCCTTGAAAGCGTTACCAGCTTCTTTGCAATGTTGGTTGTTTTCTCATCTCCCCCTGACGTAGATGGAATAAAAATATTCCCCACTTTCACTCGCCCCGCACCTTGGGATAAACACTGCCGGTGAACAGAAAGCCACTCAAATAAATCGATTGGGAGTTTCAAAAACTCATCGGCCATAATCCGACGCATCTTCTTACCATCAAAAGACTTCATGGTAGTGGATGTGTAAAATATGTGGGAGTTTAGGCTTGTGGTGGCAGACTCAATGATTTTGCGTTTATCTTTTGTTCCTCTGGTATAAGATGAAAACAACACCTCCTTCCCGTCAGGTTTGGCGTTGTGTTTTGGTTGTAGCCAAATAGGAACTTTTAAAAATGCATTCACCCCAATTTGCTTGAAAGATTTCTCTGCATCATGTTCGGTGAAGTTGGTATGCCCACAAAGAAGGTTTTGGTCTGTTTGAGCCTCCAAGAATAATTCAGCCCATCCATCTACGGTGGCACCTGCTCGTCGGTGCTTTAATTCAATTACCCCAAATTCGGTTTGGGAAATATCGACATTCCATTTGAATATCCATTTCCACATATCCCATTCACGGTATTCTTTTTTACCATCCTCTGTTTCGGCTCCTATGTTCCAATAATTGAGGATGAAATAAAGGTAGCCATGAATCCAATATGGCACCCCATAAATCATCACCCAAACTCCTGTGACAAATATTTTTTGCTTCTCCTGCATTACAAAAGCAAGTTGTTGAGAAGTAAGTGCAATTTCATCCAACCCTTTTACATAATCAATTTTGTCCATGTAGGATGGGATGATGGTCTTTCGAAACCATTGTTCTTTTTTGGGTAAATTCCAATTCTCTACCTCCTCAATATCTTCTGGCAATAACGGGGTGTAGCAATCAAATTCAGATATGTTTTTCCACATCCGACCTTTTTTGATGGACACTCCTTCTGGAAGGGAAATGGTTTCATACCATTTTGAGTCTCTTTTTTTTATCGCCACGTTTCAGTATTTTATGTTTTCGATTTTCGGATATTCTAGTCTTACAGCCAATAGGAAACTTCACTTCTTGGTTATGGTAATAAAGCTTTTGATCTCCAAAACCAATTGGCCTGCAAAGCCATTGGGTGCGTTCCCCTGTATTGTAGTCTATCAAAATTGCATCCACAAAATCATGCGTGACAAAAAGCTTGGTCAAGGTTGAATCGCCGCATTTATCCCACCATGTTAGCAACCCATCAAAAGCAAGGCTTATCCCTTTGGTTAAGAGATGAGGAATGTAAGAGGCCCATATAAACCCTTCTACACGCCACAAAGAGCAAAGCATAATAGCGGCAGGATATTCATCAAATGGCATATCGTAATCAACCCTCACTGTTATCTTTTTCTGTTCGGCATAGGTGGCAAGAAATGAAATCATGTGTGGTAGGTTCTCCCAGTCTTTTGCGCTTTTGATTGAAATGACTATAAAGTCAAAAAATAAGTCCCCATAGACAGTTCTCATGTGCTGAATAAAAAAGAATGCATAGTCCCTGTCCATGTTGAGAAGCACTCCAAACTTTGTGATGGTAAAAGTTTTTTTAAGTTTCTCAAACAACTTTGAACACATTGCCGCAGCTTCAAAAGGGTCGTCAAGAGGAAAGTAATCTTCCATGATAAACCCATCCATATAGTTGATTCCAGACTTCTTACGATTGGTCATGGGAAATTCGTCCGGCATTACAATTTCAGTTGTCACATCAACCTTTCTTGCCATTACTCCGCATTTACGGCATCCCCATCTGGCTATGTATTCATAGACAATCATGTAGGTGCTGTCAAAATTAGCTTTGATTTTTTCGGGCCAATTATAAAAGCTTCCATAGCAATGGTAGTATTGCCCGGGCAATCGTGCGCCTTTAAACTGACTGTCCAACATCACAGGTATTTTATCTCCCTCAACAAAAGCAGGATCAACCCGTATCCCTAGTGGAGATACAGTTTTGGCGACGTCTACATCAACCTGAGACCGCTGAAAGTTATTGAGCAACATATGAGGAGGAAGATGGTCAATAGGGCTAAACACCCTAGCCATACCCATCATATGTGCCATGCCTTTTACTGGAGCGTCTGGGATTTTATGATGAAATGCAATGGTGTTTTCGCCATGAAGAATTTCAAAAACCATATACGGCACTTGAGTATATGGCCCAATTTCAATTAGAAGTAAATTGCCTTGCCCAATGTTTTCATCAAATCTATAGCTATCGGCAATTGTTTCATTATTCTCTTCCCCTAGATAAAGCACTTCCTTCAAATCCTTATCTAATTTATCCCCATATCTAACCTTGAGCCATCCTGCCCCTTCTGGCTCTGCTTTATGAAAGGTGGAGAATTGCAAGCTTTTTACATTAACTCGTCTGGATAGGTGAATGGCAAATATTGCTGTTTTATGGCCTGTCACCATAGATGGTTTTAAGTCTGGTGGCATTCCAGAATAGCCATACATATATTTGAAAGGTTCATAAATATCCCCTTCAACATCCCATGCATATACTTGATCTCTGGATAGGAGAACTGTATAACAATCATTCCTCACCGCATTTACTTCGGTTGTGATGTAAGGAGAGGAAACCCAACTATTCTTTTCGGTTTGTCGATTCACTCGCCATGGACCCACCTCTCCAAAGCATATGCGTCCATTGAGTTCGTGTTCTCTATTTCTTGGAAATGGCATTGCGTTTATGGTCTTTTATCATGGCAACCGTGGCAAGATCAGTAGACGTTTTAGTAGAAAGCAATAAAGCAAACGCATCTTTTGCTTCTGGATTGTTGAAAAAAAGCTTGTTCTCAAGACGCATTAATTCGTCTCTTAATAAATTGCTTTTGATAAACATATCAATTTTTTTCACGCCAACAGTATGTCGGTCTGTATCATCAGTGGTATCTTCTTCTTTGACTTGCTCCCCGATAATTGCCATGTTGTTGATTAGAAGCTGACGCCCTTGAATATAGGCAAGCAAATCAAAGCTTAGGTGTTCGGCAATCCATTCGCATTGCAACTGAATTACTTCTGAGTCAATGAGGGTTTCAATTTCTTTCCGGTATCCATCATCTTCCAGTTTCATTGCTGTCTGCGGCAGAAAACCACAATGAATAAGCCCTTGAATTTGGAGCCTTAGCAATTCTGATGGGGTGTTTGACGGCTGGTAATTACCGTAGGTAGCCTCAAAATACTGGCACCAATCTTCTTTTCCAACGTGGGCCGCAAGGAATGATTCTTTGGTTGTCATATGTTTGAAACGATTGGCATGAAATCATAATTATTGGACGCTTTAAATTCCACCGGCTTCTCTGGTTTGAAGAAGGAAATCAGCGACAGCTTACTAACCCATCGAAGACTTCGTGGCAGAGTTTCGCTTGGGGTAAGGCCCACATACTCCCAATCAAAAACCATATATCCAACGTGTCCAAATGTTGCCAATAGAACCTCATTAGGATATCCCACCTGCACAAACGGAACCGTTCTGGAATCGTACTCTTCATCCGGAAAAGTGTCGGCATGAAATTTTGAAATATTAAGTCCTACATCATAGGCTTGCCGATTGTTCAATACATGACCAAATACCCGATGCCCATAAGTTTCAATGCGTCCGTTTTTCACCACGCATAAAATGTCGGATGGCTTGCAAAGGAAGTATTTGTGATCGGGCTTTGAATTAGGAACAAGGTTTGCATCCACGGGATACTCATAAACATTGTTCTGAAAAGCAATCACGTCGCCAATTTCTAATCGGATGGGCAATGATGCTTCGTAGTGGGTGTAGCCGCTGTTGTCGATATACACGGCATCTGAAGGCCGGTATTGAGAAGCAGTAGTTTTTGAAACGGGGATGGGTGGACCGTATGGTTTGTCTGGCAAAAGCGCAACACGGGCAATGTAAACATTTGACTGATTGGCCCATAGCGTTTCAGTTAGTTCGTCTGGGCGCTGTGTCGGGGCTTCTAAATCAAGGGTGCCATAGGTGATTTTATCCCGCTGCTTTGTCCTCACTTCAATAACGCAACCTGCAAATAATCTCATATTGTAAAGAAAAGACAAAATTATGAAACTATTTGACAATAAAAAAGGCAACCGGTTAGGGCTGCCCTCTTATTGTTTGACCCGACTAGTCTTATTCGGGAAGTGTGTTTAATAAAGTGCGAATATCTTGAGGTAAATCAAAACTGAATAATTGAAAATTATCGGAGGTAAAAAATGTAATTACACTGCCTGTTTGAATCCCTGAATTATTCATATTTTGCCTTGGACTTGTAGCGTAAGGCCATGGGAAATCTGCTTGCATAACATGATACTCTCCTCGCATTGAAATTAATTTTTCAGTAGGAGAAGAAACAAAAGAAATACCAGACACAGGGCTTCCTTGCCCCGCAAGTAATAGTCTTATAACTCCATCTGTTTTTGCATTAGATTCAGGAATTGTGTTAAAAAAGTTATAAGCTTTTGTAATAGTGCTTGCTCCAGCGCCTGAAACATCTATCAACATTTGAGTTCTTTGCAAATCAGCCCCACTATTTAGATATGTCAACAAATACCCATCTATGGGACTTACTGGTGAAATTTCAGGGACAATAAAATTAGCAGTCTCAATCATAAATGTTTGATTAAGATTGACAGGAATTTCACGGATACCATTCCACGGGATTGGTGAAACCGGAACTCCCAATACAGGATTCCCAACACCATAGAAATAAGGATTTACTGCGTTTTGAACGTATGCCATGATTTTTTGTTATTTTGAATGGAAAGTCCAAATATAAATAAACTTGAAACAATCAAAACAATCTTTTTTAAATTCCCAACAACGCTTTCTTTACCCGTTCCTGTGCCGCAATGGCGTCTTGCTCTGTGCGGAATACGTTGCCGAAGTCGTACCACGCTGTATAAAATATATCATTATCCCAACGGAAAAAATCAATCTGACCATTATGAGAAATATACCAACACTTCTCCCCCACCTTCGGCTTCCACCGCTCGACGGGCTTCACCACCACATGATCCGTGATGTTGTCGACTGGAGCCAGAAACACTTCGCCTTTCGTGTTGCCAATAGGAATCCTACACCCTATTACACCAAACCCGTTGTCCACTTTGTCGAGTTCCGTCTCAAAGAAAGACTTCTCGTTTTTGGCCCTCCACGTCTCGTCTACGTTTAAAAGTAGCTGAAAAACGGCTTGGTGATACGAATCCGTTTCACGATCCATTCTATTGCGGTACTCCGCCTTGAGTGCCTCCATCCCTTGGGAAAGAGCCTTTGTTTTGAATTGTTGTTCTTCTGTCATGATGTTGCAATATTATATTCGATGTCCCATGTTCCCCACTTTCTTTCGACCAGCCCACGGATTTGTCGGTCGAGGGTCAAAGTTCCGGTAACCAAGCACCCGCAATTCGTCGCACTTAGCACGACAACCAGCTTCAGACAGGTTCTTCACTGTTAGATTCGGCAAGTGTTTAGTTCCCTTCGGACCTTTGGCGTAGAGTGTGTATGTGGTCATGGATTAATCGAAAAACTCTTCACACCATATGGGCGTCTTTTCTCCCACATAAGCGCCACTTACGTTAAAACTCATGTGGTCAATGGCTTCATCTTCAGTCATTTCACGCTTTAAAATCTCAATGCACTTGTTCACTGAGTATATCAGCCGCATTGAAGAAGTATCAACTCCTATGACGGCTTCATCAAATCCGTCTGCTATAAGGAACTCTTCATCTGGGAGACCCGCTAAAATTTTGTCAAGCATATTTGTTAAAAATTAATGTGTTTTATCTCGGTATTGCAATTCTAATGTACTCGTTGCCCAGTCTTCTTTCCACAAACCCCTCTAGCACGCCCAATGCAGACAACACCTTGGCATTGTGAACCCGATGCTCATACGGCAGGCGTTCTTCTAACACCCAGACGGGGTTGAGTTCACGGGACGCCTTGGTGAGTTCCGCTTTCGGTTTGAGCGATGCGGCTAGAGTTTGAAGGAGTGGTAGGTGGTTCATAAAAAAAGGCCCGTTTTCAGGGCCGTTGTAAATTAGAATGGCAAATCGCTTTGGTTGCTGATGTCTGGAACAAACGATGGCGTTGGTGCCGGTGCCGCTTGTTGTGGCGGTAGCGTTGCGCCTTGTGGTGCTGATGATGCTCCTTCTTTCTTCCAAGCACGAATTTCATTATAAAATTTACCATTGTATTCCGATGTTTTAGTTTCGAAATGGATGGTACAAACTTCTCCCAGCGTCACGGGAACTTTGTCATTCCATACCTCAAAGCACAATGACTTTGGATATTTGTCAGCTTCTTCTGTAATCACAAACGATTGTTTTGACCACGTCCCACCATCTTTTTTTGTACCAGACACAACCGGTAATTCGTGTGTAATTTTTCCCTTGATTTCCATGCTTACCTTGTTTTTTTATTTAGAATTCAAAGATACCACTTGCCACAAGTAGGGCAAGGAGTTTTCGACGAAATGGCGTTATTTCCCCACAAAAAAGCCCCCATCAAAGACAAGGGCGTTTTTCAAATTGTTAACCATAAAAAAAACCTATCTTTCTTTTTCCCTCACCTTATACCAATCCCCCTTCTCGTCTTTCCAATAGCTGCCACACTTGTGGTATTGAATGCCGTCTAAGGAGTTGTTCTTGCGCCATCTTAGCCCCAGCCGTATTGCTTCTTTGCGGGATATGACAATCTCAAATTCGTGGAGCAGGTAAAGGTAAATACGTCGTATCATAGTTTCTTTCGGTTTTGTTGGTTTCGGCTCGTCTGCGTCCCAGACCCCGATGGATGGTTGGCTCATTTCTTGTTCCTGTATTCGTGTTCACTATAAATCTCCACCGGTCCCTTCTCCCGTATCGCTGCCGCCACCTCCTCCGCATTTTTAGCGTATTTCTGATCCGACACAAGGGCGTAGGTCATGTCCGGAGACAAGCCACTGAAGAGAACGGCCTCATTGCCGTTGTCCAACATAAAGGTTAGTCTAATCAGCATGGCTCTCTTGATATTGTGCCTCGACAAAATTAAATGCTTCCATGTGGTCGAAGAACCGTTGCTTCATGTCACTATCCATAGAATGAATCTGGCGGACAAGGCTGTAAAGCATTTCGTTCACCTCGATTTCTAAGTCTTTGTGTTCTTTTCGCAAAAGCAAATGTAGGTGTTTTTCAAACCGGTTGGCAGCGTTAATTAGCTGGTTTGTCACTTGGTTCAATGCCGGTGAGAACCGCTTGTCAGGATCGTGTTTGAGAACGTCCCCTTGAATTGTCACCCCTTTCACGAAGGAGCAAAAAAGTGAATATTCGTTTGTCATAATTCAAACATATAACCACTACCCCAACCTTGCCGTGGTTGTTCGACCAAATCCCGTTCTCACTCGACTAAAAGAAAAGAGGAGGCCATAAACCTCCTCCTTTGCACACATCTTTAAATTCAACCCTTAAAAATTTGCAGGGGGCAGCAGAGTCGAACTGCCGAAAATCCTTTAATATTATTCCCCCTGATTGCTGGGCCTCTATTCCCAGCTTTCTCGTGCCACAAGTATCAAACTTACCGGAATCTCGTCCTCTCAAAGTTCAGTATTCGGACTGAACGCCTAGCCCATTAGGGCGTCTTCGTCGGTTGGATATGCTTTTAAGAACGCTGTGGGCCTAAACCCGTTGCACTCCCGTAGGAGTTCGTTTTGAATTTATGTTGGTTTAATAGGGAGGGTTTATTGATCGCATAGAATTGAACCTATTTGATTTTTTTTTGGGTGGAATCATCATTCCGTTCTCGGCCTTTGGATTGATTTTTTTTAATCTATCCTTTCTACTCATTTCCAAAAGCATATCTATTCTTTTTAATTCAGCCGCATCTTCCTTAACTTTTGGATTAAGGCCGCTCTTCAGCATTTTTATCATCTTAACTTCTTCATGGCTGCTCTCCCCAAGATGTGGATAGTGTTTATCGCCCTGCTTGTCCGTCCAATATGGCATTTCTTTTTTTCCTGTTATGAAAGATTTAAGCTTTTCCAAAAGGTTTTGATTCATTCCCGGATACTGCATGGCTGGCGGTGGTTTTTGAGCAGGTTTTGGAATAGAAACCATTTCTGGCTTTCTGTTGTCGACCACATCCGGACCGGTGAAATTATAGTTTGCCGCCTTAGGGGTTAAGGCTTTTGGTACGATGATTTCTGGTTTAACCGGGGCTGGAGTTGGTTTTACCGGATTAACATTTGAATAATCGTTGTTCTCTGCATAGCTATCCCAATACCCTTTTGGCTTTATTGATGGGTGATAAATATCAAAACTTCCACTTTTTAAGTAATTATCTATCTTCTGCTCATTAGAAAATTTTAACCGCTTAATCGTTACTTTTTTACCATCTTTTATTATGTCTGCCGATTGTACTTGATTTTCATCAGGGTATGTCCCCGGCTTTATGTTTTTATTTCTTTGCATTATTTCTAGTGCAAGCTTATCTAGTTTCTTTTTTGCCTCATCTCCTTCTTTTTTTAAGACAAATACCTGATTTGTTTTTTCGTACTCTTCCGGTGTGCTTTTACGTATTTGATCTGCTTTTTCAATTTGTTTTTGTAATTTATAATAATTGTACAAATCCAAGCTGTCCTGAGTTGTTGGCTTGCTTAAAATTGGGCGGGGCACCTTTTTCACCGCAGGAGGAACTATCTTCACGCCATCCTCGGCTTTTTGATTCATTGCTGACATGGGCATTGCTATCATCATCCCATACTGAGCCTTGGCCGTCTTGGCTGCTTGCTTGAACTGGTCTGCGGTGGGCGCTCCGGCATCCCCGGGCTTACGCATCCGCTCACCACTCCCTGCCGCTATTCGCTCACGCTTGGCGTGGATGTTGGCGTACAGGCCATCTCCTGCCTTCTGATTGTCGTGCTTGAACTCCTTGAGGGAGCCAACAAACTTGTCCACCATCTCATGGTTGCCAGAATCAATATATCCCTTCACCATAGAAACCTTATCCTTGGGGATGACAGCCATGGTGCCGTTGGATGATTTGATGAGGATTTCTTTTCCCTCTACTTCCAGTTTGTTAGCCATGATTTATTTTCTTTGGAATCTAACTGCTTTTGATGCGTATGATTTCTTGCCAATACAACCCCATGCCTTTCTGCTTAAATCGTTAGCGCAAGGCGGGTTGGAACACTTCTTGATGCCAGATGACCTAGCGCAATAGTTGTCGCCCTTTGGTGTGCCGGGGGATATGCTATACCCCTTAGCACCGAATGAACGCTTCTTGCCGTTTATTGTAGCCGTGAATTTCTTCTTTATCACAGCCCCGTTCTTGGCAATGTCATCGGCTTCTTCTGCGCCATCTATCTTTCGAACGTAGCCATCTCCCACTTCAAGATTGATGCCGCCATTGGCGTGGCTCTTGCCCTTAAATTCCTGCATCACCTCCCACTTACCACCGGCGATTGCCGCCTCCGGATTGGGGGTTTGCACAACTTTCATGGCCGACATAACCTTTGTATTCATGGCTACGCTTGAAGTAATCTAAAGTTTACAAATCCCACTCCCACAGATTCAACTTCGGCCAGAAGATCGGCATATTCACCCACAGCCATACGTTGAAATTTGATGTATTTCTGGATGTCTACTTTGAGTGAGTTGCTCTCGGCTTTATCATAGGCTTTTTCATACTTCTTCATCAGCCCTAGTTCAAGGTCGTAGGAAGCCGTGAGAACGCCCACAACAGACTCATCTTTGAACACTACCTCTTTTGTTGATGGCACTTCAATCTCAAAGCCGTAGTCGTTGGATATGTCTCTCCACCCTTGCCAGTGTTCCATTTCAGACACCGCTTCAGCCTCATAGAACTTCTGGAAGCCTTGTATCTGCTTTGCTTGGCTGCATGATGCGGCATACAAATAATGCCGGTTGGCGTATAGTTCTTCGGCTGCCAGACTTTGAATCAGGTCTTGGTCTGAGATGGAGATGATTGCCTTTTTCATGGGGTAAATATAACGGAAATTAGTTTTGTGAGGAAAACTTGTGAGTTCATCGAAATTCTGTATTTCACCTAGAACGAGTTAATAATTTTGTGTTATGAAAAACGCACCACAACGCATATTTTTAAATCTAGGTCCAAATCCGGATCGGAATGATTTTGCAAGCCACCATCAAGTCACTTGGTCTACCACTAGGATTAACAAGCATGACCTTGAATATAAATTTGTGAAGAAAGAAAAAGAACGGCCTGTTAATCAAAATCAGATTCGCAATCGCTTTTACAATATTGTGAGGCATATTTTTGATAATACCTATGGCCCCAGAAAGCCAATATCAGATCAAATGAAAGAATTGTCTGAGATTAGCGAACTGGAGTTTTCCTCGTATCGTGGCGTTGGTAGCAACGTTATTGATGTTGCTGTTTTGGAACTTGAAAAATACGGACTTACTTTTAAGCCATTAGACAAAGTCAAAGAAAGAATTGGTGGGACGGGCGTGGGTCTTGGCTAGGTGGCGTTGGCTAATATCTGTTGGTTAATTTTTCGCATCACTTCAACCGAAGCCTTCTCTCGCAATGCCACAACTAGAACGCATCTCCATGCCATTCGTTCGTTTTTAACAATTGAAACAAAGTCCCTGAACAAATGATAGTAAGGATTACTCATGATTCAATGCCAAGGGCGGTTTTTGATAAAAAAACTGCATGATCCCAAACAACAGGGCATTTGGCTTTTAATTCTCCATAAACAGAATCCCAATCGGTCTTATCAACTGTATGGCCTGTCAATGTTTGGGCATAAAAAAATTGTGATTCTTCTGGAGTATTCCAAAAGGCTTTGGGTATCTGGCAGGTTAAAAGCCACAAGTAATACCGGTGGGTATTTATTTTTTGAGTAGGGGATAAATCTGGCCCTTCGTTTCGTGTAGACATTTTGCTTCGAATCCCTGTTTAATTAACTGATCTATTCTGTGAATTTGTAGCGGCTTGATTGTATCCCTCCCTTCTTTGCATTCTACAAATATAGCCACTCCGTCACGAAAACAGAAGAGGTCTGGGAATCCATTCTCGCTTAATCTGATGGTTTTAATCACAAGCCAGCCGTCAGCCTTGTACTGCCGAATCAGCTTGTTTTGGAAATTTGATGCCATGTTCTTTCAGGAAGTGTTGTGTCGTATATTTCTTTTTTCCCATTACCCGTTTGTAGATGGTTTTGTCAAGTGTATTGTTGGAAAAAATCCAGTATACGTCCGTTTCTAATCGGTCAATCGTTTGAGTTCTGGCCGTTCCCTGCCAGAATGAAACGGCACTAAAATCCACCGAAAAAAACACCAAACAATCTGCTTGTTTCAAACTAATACCTTCTCGCCCCGATTGAATTTGCAAGGCAATGTTCTTATCGGTGGTATTGAACTCGTTCAGGTCGTTGGTCAATTCTTCGCCAAATATTTCTTTGAGTAACTCCCATTCAGCCTTGAATTTATAGAAAATTCCGATCTTTTTACCAGTAAAATACTGCTTTACAAAGGTCGCTTTTGTCTTGTCAATGGTGATCCCATTGCCAGAATCTAAGATAATGGTTCCAGACCCCATCTGATGAATTTTGCTCATAAGCTTAACAGCAGAATCAGCCGTAACTGTATCTGTTTTGCCGATAATTACAAAATCCTGCTTGAGCGTTTCAATCATTTCATAGGTTTTTGGTAGCATTTGAACTTCCAAAATATGTTCGGTGATCTTGCTTTTAAAACCGGCTTCTTCCTGAGTAAACGTCAACAGATACGGCTCAATAATTGGGTCTATTTTCTCTTTTATGGCCCTGTCGTACTTATTGACAAGTCCGTACCCTAGATTCATTTGGTATTTTTTTACAAATTCATCCGCCCATTTGTAAAAATTCACATAGTTCCGGAATGGAGACCGATGGCTCAATGAAAACTGGTGATACCATTGCGAAAAACTCTCCGGAGTCGGGGTGCCAGACATCAAAATCATGGGCAAATGCCCGAATCTTGCCCGAATATCTTTTGTGCTATTGCTTTGCTTTGGAAACGCTGAATGCTGATGGGCCTCATCCACAATCAGGAAGTCAAACCGGCCCTCAATTTTGTGCATTGATTGATGATTGATAATGATAATCTCAAATGGATATTTCCCATCTTCATAATCACCAATTATGCTTTTGAGTGCTATAATTTTTGTCAAAAAAAGCACCCGCTTCGCACCGAATTTTCGAGCCGCTTCCATACTCATATGGGTTTTGCCGGTTCTTACACCGGCACCAAGATATACAAGCCCAAATCTTTTCAAACGATCCGCCATTTGGTCTGAAAGGGCTACTTGGTAATCTCTAAGTTTAAACATAATTTTAAAATGGGACGTCTTCATTTAAGTTAAACTTTGGAACTGACACCGATTCCCCTTTCCCATTTATGTAGGTTTCTTGTTTTGGAATCTGTAATTCAGTCCACCTCTGTCCGTTACTACTACCCCTATCTGTTTTGCCGCCTTTGAACTTTGCATAAGCATCAAGCCATTGACTAAATCTCTTTTGACTAAACTTTCTTTCGTCAGGATATTCGGCAGTAAACTGATCGTAAAACGGGGTGGGGTTGAATCTAACATTTTCTGGAAGTCCGGCATCCTGAACCCATTCGTGAAAATCAATCGACGTTTCTTTCTGAAACTTTTTAACTTCAAGGCTTTTGAACGCACATGAAATTAGGCCCTTGGAAAGAAATAGTTGAAGACATTGAATCATAAAATTGTCAAACCGGCTCCATTCTTCAACATCCCAATCATCAAACAACATCTGCTTAAATTCGTCAAATGGAGTATGATGGCTTCCGAAATAGCTGGAAAGTTCTGCTTCAAACTTTCTCCTTTCGTGACTTCCGCCAACGCCCCCGATTGTGTAATTGGTTGTGATAACCACTTTCGGGCTTTTGTTCACAGGAAGCTTAACTGCGTCTTTGTTTTTCTTCTCAAGCGTAATGCCTTCGGTGACTAATGAAAATAGTGATTCAAAGTTGAAGTTCCTTTTTACATCGTCAAAAACCAATACTTGCGTACTTGCCTGAACCGTCTGGTAGGCAAAGTTTTTGGTATGGTCAAAAGACTTTCCATCAATTGTTGCGACCCGTTTCATCTGGCCGATTGCATTACAGAAAATCCCTTTGCCAGACCCTCCGTTCGGATTGTCCGAAATCACTTCGTCATTGAGGATAATGGCTTTGTTGTTCTTCCCGTTTTTATAGCTATGCAAAAGGTAGCCAAGCACAGATCGAAGTGAATCGTAAGACCCTTCGTCTTCCCCTGCAATCAGTCTCATAAATCTTTCGAACATACAATTTGCAGGATCGGTCTGGATATAGTCCCGATTAATAATATGCTTTCTCCAAACGTATCCACCAAGGGTTGAGTATGGGATCACCTCAACTTCCCCCTCCGTTACGCAAATCGCATGGTTGAGATAATACAGATATGCCGTCTCCGCTGTGTCTTCTTTGAAGCTTACCGTGGTTGTGTTTATTAGTGACAAGAAGTCTTCTTTAAAAAAAGCCGTCTTGCCAGTCATGTAGTCATACGGGTCCAGACCAAAGTCTCCGGTATAGAGATAATCAAGTACAAAATCCTTTATCAAATCGGTGGTTGTGTCTTCAATAAAATTGTCCACCACTTTTACAAACACAAAGTTCTTGCTTCCTTCTGGGTACAACTTGAAAAAGTTATTTTGCTCAAGGAACTGCTTAAATCGGTGATTCACCAGAATTATGCGCTTTTGATTATTATATCGCCAGAACTCTGTAATTGATTCGCTTTGCTCCATTTCAATAATGGTTGCTTCAATTTCAGCAGGCGTGTGCAATGGGAACTCCGGTATAATTTCTTCTTGTGGTTTACCAGACTGAACCATCCGGATTATGCGTTTCTTTGCCGCCCTATCCTCAAATTGTTTCTTGCCATGTTTTTCTGTCGCTTTGTAAGCGGAAACAACTACCTTCCGAATCTCCTCTCCCTTACCAAAATCTCCCAATGAAACACAACTGTCTATTGCTTGCGCCTTGTCTATCCCGTAGTCATTTAAGGCTGCTGCCAGAATGAAGAAATGGTCATTCTTCTTGCCGTCAGGCAAGCCAAATTTGCTTGTCCACCACGCCAGAATAATGTTCAATGTTCTGTTTTCATCCCTGAGAGGGAATGTTGCTCTATATGGCTGATCACTCTCAATCTGACGCCTGTTTTCTTCAATCTTTTCTGTCCAGATTGTCGACTCCTGATTGACGTAGATATTTGGGTCGTAGCTTTCAAAGCAAATTCTGGAAACATCATTAGCCCCGGTGTCAAAATATGGGCATTTAAGGAAGTCTTTTATGGCATAGAAAAACCCTTTGTGATTGGCCGGTTCTGCGGGAATCTTAACCAAGAACTTTATGCCGTGTCCGGATGGACTGATCCATGCGGCAAAACAAAACTCTAAACTCACAATGGTATCAAGCCATGTCTTGAGCGTGTCGTAGTCCGGAAACTTATCAAGGTCCAAACAAATCAATCCAGAGTGCTGGACAAGCCCCATTGCGTTTCTTTTGGAAAAAGTTCCCGAAAAAAGAACACATGGCAGCCCTAATTTTAGTGCCTTGATTTTGTCTGGCTCTTTTTCGTCCCTGATTTTTTCAATCAGTTCTTTTGACCTCCCGTTTTTAATCCGGTCAAGGGCCACCGTTACATCCTTGTGGTGCGCAGCCGTGGTTTCACCAAAGCTAGGGAATAGCGTAACCTGCATACTTTTATTGGGCGGTTCCCAGCCTTTTAATAATTTCATTCAATTTTTCAATTTTATCAATCCCTAAACCTCCTCTTCCTTTTAAATATAAAGAAAGGGTAGAATTAGCAACGCCTATTTGGATAGCAACCCACGATTGCTTAATCCCACGGTCGGCCAGCGTTTTTTTAACAACCGCAAGCACCAAGTCTTTTTCTTCTGAACTCATTTTTGATCTGAATTATACTGCTGCAAACGTAATAACAAAATATTGTTTGCAAAAAAAAAGTTTGTTAATTTTTGCAGAATTTATGGGATGACTGGCTGAACGACTCGAATTACATAAAAGTGCGGATGATTTGAGGCCAAGAACGGATCGGTTTGGCGGGATTGTATTTATAACTCATTGAAAATCAAATTATAAAACGCAAGAACGGATAGAACGCATTTTTCGCACTCCTATACTCTCTATTTTTTTTCTTTCTATTTTCTTTCTTTTTTCTTTTTTCTCTTTCTTTTCTATCCGTTCTATCCGTTCTAAATATATATAAAATAAAGAGTAATAGAGAGTTATAAAAAATACAATCCGTTCCTATCCTACCCTAAAATCCATGAATACTGTATAAAACAGGTTGTATATTATGTCTATTGCAATATAAAAGGTATTAATATTACGATATGTGGATTCGGTGGTACTACTAGAAATGTTCACTATTTATACCACCAACATAACACTGCGCATAACGAACGCAATCACTCCAGACAATACAAACTAATACTTGATGGGAGAAAGCGTATTAGCACCCCAATACATAGCCCCCGTCGATGTGCTGACACAGGAAATGATTTGCGCAGAATGGGTGGGTTGATGATGGATGGCGATGTAGGTTTGATTATGTGATGCTGGGGTGTGATAGGACACGATAGGATAGCGGATGGGGTGCGATGGAATAGTGGATGGGGTGAAATTTGATATGATGCTGTAGTGGATAGTGTGAAATGCACATGATGCTGTAGTGGTGGCTCCCCCAGCCCAGCCCCCCGCCGCCGCCCGCCATGGGAAACGGATTGCCGCTACCCCGGTGGTCTGATTCCGGTGTTTTCGATTTCTTTTTTCTTCGCTGATCAGATTTCAAAACAGAAAACCAAAAAAGCTTTTTGCTATTCCTTACGACCAAACCAAAAAAGGAAATGGAACCGGACCGGACCAAAAAAATCCAGCGACAAAACAAACAGGAAACATTAATCCGATCGGGACAAAACTAAACCGGAACCGGAACCGGAACCGGAACCGGAACCAAGGGAATAGATTAGAAACTAGAAACTGATCGGACAGGAGACAAAAGACCGGTTCCAATGGGACAAAGTGAAGAGGGAAAAAAGTGGGTTCCCTTTCCAAAAATTTGCCAATTTCCGCAAACCCAAAAAAAACGTCACGTAAAAAAACCCCTACTTTGCAATATGATATCACATGACCTATTAGACGACTACAGAAATGCTATTTTAGCCCCTCTGATTGAATGGATTAAGGACGTTGGCAGCTGGAAAGTTTCGGCCTATTCAGGAGTCTCAAAACGACGCATTAACACAATTGTAAAATACCCGCAATACCGTAAAAATCTAGATTTCAATGAGTTCTGTCTATTGTTTACAGCCTACCAAAAACACGGTTTTGTAAACAAAAGCCAAAATTATTACGGCCAACATTTGCACAAAGCCCGCCGATTTCGTTTAGGTTCATCGAAAAAATCCGGTGATTCGTCGGTTAGTTCCTGACGTTCATCGGAAAAACGGCTTCCGGCCCGTTTCCGGTTTGGTGGTATAAAAGGATTTTTCATCCTTTGTCATGTCCAAAGGGGACAAAAAAACACTGTAACACAGCACACGGGAAAAGTGTGCCTAAAAAAAACGACCATGCATAATTTTGATTTACTACGTTCTAAGGCCGCATTTTATCAGAGCGAAGCGGCATTTTTAAGAAGCCAAATTGTTGTTATTAATACTATGGCCGCAAAATGGCCGCATTACAAACCGGCTTTTTCTGACATTAAAAAACAATACGTAAAGGACGTAAAATCCTACTTGTTAGAGTCTTTTCGTCACAGAATGAATTTCTAATTTCTAATTATTAAACG